GATCGCGTCACGCTTGCTTGCTGCCATGACTACGAACTCAGTGCCAGTGCTTGCGGTTACTCGGTATGCGTTCATGGTGTTGCCTCTCATTCGGTGGTAACACCACTCTACCACACATGGTCTACATGACGCAACACCTGTTATCCACCCATCTACATAGGGTGCCCTATATGCACCCCCTGTATACACCCCCTCTACACAGGGTGCCCCACAGGAAACGCTTGTTTCCTAAACGCCGGCTTACCCATGCGAAACGCCGGTTTCCTGCCATGAAACAAGAGTTTCCGAATACGAAACAAGAGTTGCCCCACAGGAAACTTGGGTTTCCGCCGGTCGCTTGGGCCGCAACGCAGACAACCCCTAGACCGTAGTCCAGGGGTTGTCCTCGTTCACTCTTGTCTCAGTCGAGCGTCTCGATCCGATACTCCTCGTCGTCCACTCCGTCATAGTCGACTCGAGCAAGTGTGTCCTCGTAACTCTGCGCTGACAGATATTCCGCTTGCTCTCGTTGGCTCATGTCCTCCCAGTTGTCGGGTGCCTCGTCGAGGACATGCACTTCGGTCCGACGCTCGAGAAAACTCACCGCTACGCGTACTTGCTTTGCCATCTCAGTTGTCCTCTCAGCTTGCGATCAGTAGGGGTTCAGTCGCTCGGTGTGGCTCGGTCGCTAGTCGAGCGTCGAATAAGTCGGCACTCCCACCAATCCGCTCAGCGCAACTCGTCAAGTACTCCCCCAGCTCGCCTAGGCCGCGATCCCAGAAACCGACACCGTGGTGGTCCCTCGTCAATAGCAAGTCATGGCCGAAGTGTGCCGAAGCGCTACCTGTGCCATGCGACGCGCTCGAGTCGCGCTGAGCGAGATACATTCGGACCGCTAGGGGATGCGTCGCCGCAAACTCACGAACCTCTGCCTCGACTGCCTCGACATAGTTTCCGTCGATGTCGTCGAGCGAGTAGAACGAGTCGAGGTTCTCGTCGTGGTGCTTATCGGTGTTGGGGCCGCGCTCACCGAACGACAGTCCGAGACCGTCGACGCCAAAGACCGCTTTCCACCCCTCGAGCGCTTCGTTCTCCCATGCTGTCAACTCTGCGCCATCACTCAGTTTGATCAGTGCCGATTCTGCCTCGTAGTCGAGTCGCCACAACTCGTCTGTCGTCGTCCAGAGTTGCGCCTCGAGGTAACCCTGGACTGCCTCGTCGACGTCCAGCCCGCTTACGTCGAGCGCGTATGTGTGCCTGTCGATCCGATCGTTCATGTCAGTTGCCCTTGGTCGTGGGTGCGTCGTGAAATCCGACGGCAGCCGAAAGTTTGGCCGTGTAACGCTCGGAGTAGTGACCGTGACCGTCGCTCGTGCCGATCACTCGTGTCTTACATGTGGCGCTGTCGAGGGAAACCAAGTCCGATGAGCCGACGCTATCCACGCGCGGCATGATCAAGTAGGCGGGACGCCAACCGGTCGTTATCCCAACTGTTCCGCACCGTACCCATGTGGAAAGTAGCGTGCCGTTGGCGTCGAAGTAGGACGTTTCAACCTTGACTCGAGGCTTGTCGCGCCAACGGGGGTTGTCGAAGAACAACCCGACATCGGGGTGTAATTGGCTCAAGTCTTGTGTCTGCGAGTTGCTCATGTCAGTTGCCCTTCGGGTCGGTGTTGGTCGGATCGGCGTGGTTACGGAAGTCTGTCCACATGCTCTCGTAGTCCTCGTCCGCTTCGGGGTTGTCCTCGTCGGGTCGGTAGAACTCCCCCTGTTCGACGATGCGCCGTTGCCTGCCGTTCAGTGGCAGCATGTCCACCACGGCAATGCCCTCATTCCACACCGTCGAGTAGCCGATCATTGCCAGAGCCGCTTCGGCAGAGTCGACGGACGCTTGAATCGACTCCCACACGTCCGATTCCTGGTCTTCCGCTTCGACAATGATCTGAGTCAGGTCCTCGTCGAGTAGTTCCGCGTACGTTTGGGGGGAGTAGGGCAGGAAAGCTCCCACGCGCCACTCGTCGGGCCGAACCGCTGCACGCAGCAAGATCGAAGCGTTGCGCAGGTAGTAGCACACGTTGCTGAACGAGCCGACGCTATCGGACTCACTGAACACCGTGTGCGCCGTAACGGCGTCGATGTCTGCCGTGAACTGAGCGGCAAGTTGTTCGGCGGTTGCCTTGTGCGCTTCGTGGGATGTCATGTCGTTTCCTTCGGTGGTAGGTGTCGCGTCAAGTGCTCAGTTAGGGGGAGTGTCGAGCACTCCCCCACGCTCAGGACTAGAAGCGGACGAGCGTCAGATTGTCGGTGTTGGTCCAGCCGACGAGACGATTCCTGCCCTTGCTGTCGGTCTCAGCCATGCGCAACTCAGCGACAGTCACGCCCTGCGCCAGTTCGTCGAGACGCTCGAGGGTGTAGAGCATCGACCCGCCTACCCCACGACGCGAGACGAGAGAACCGACGCGCGGCGCACGGTTGCGCTTGACGAGTGAAACGAGCTTGACCATATCGACCTTGGGAGCGATTGCAGTTGTCATTTTTCTTGCCTCTCAGTTGGTGGTAATACGAATGTAGACCATGTGAGGGAACGAGCGCAAGTCGAGCTGGCACCGACCCTTACGAGCGCCATAGCCATAGTTGGAAGAGTGACAGGATCGCGGTTAGCGCTATCGCTGCAGTGACGAGACAATGCCGTGTGTCCTGCCACGTCCAGGCAGTGTGAGCCAATACGAACCGACGAGCTGCCTCGTATGTCCTGCCTGCCCTCGTTCGTGGCCGTCGGTACTGCTTACGTGGGTGGTAGCCGATCATTGGGTTCACCTTGCGCTAGCTGGGATAGGGCAGAGAACAGAACTGGCAGAGCGCGCTACGTCGAGCGAGTAACCCTCGTCGAGGTACTTGTGCGTTCCCCTCGTTGCGTCGGTGAGTGCTCGTAGCGCGTCGGGGTCACCCTCGTCGACAAGTACGCAGAAGTTCACCCCGTCGAGGACTGTCTTGCCCTCGTCGACATACGAAGTGATTCCCTCGAGGTACTTGCTGCGCAGTGTCGCGCCACTCTCGTCGAAGACAGACCCGACGACAACCCCGCCTCGACGGATAATGCCGTAGTCCCCCACCTGGACGTCATGCCGTTGCGCCGTGGGCAGCGGATTACCCCACGCAGGTTCCGCGCTCTGCGTCTCTCGCCCCGTCGCGACATCCCACGCGAACGAGCCGACGAGCAACAACACACCAGCGGCAACGGCGCGCACTCCCCACCGTCCGACGAAGGCACCTGCACGCTCAGCTCGAGGGAACGAGTCCCCCTCGTCTGTCGGTGTTGGCTCGGTCCGCGTGCGTCTCGTCTCGCTCACAATATCCTCGTCTGTCCGCTCGTCTCGCGCTTCGTTATCCTCGTCTGTCCAGTCGTCGACCATCTCAGTTGTTCTCCTCGTTCTCGTCGTGGTCGTACTCGTAAGGGCAACGAGCGCTAGGGGTCGGCTCGTTCTCGTCGTTCCACGTACGTCCGCACACTCCACACGTCATGTCATGGTTCCAGTCGAAGCGGCGCACCCACGCGCTGAACCCCACGTAGAACTGTGAGTTTTCGTCGAGGTAGAACACAATCTCCGCATTACAGTCGAGCGCTTCGGCTATCTCTTCCGCTATGGCCGTGGGGGTTGAATCCTGTCCGGGGTGCCAGCCATTTTCGTGTCGACCGTCGGTCGATCCTTCGGGGTTGCCTGTCCACAATTTGAACCCTATTGCCTCGAGGTCACTCGTCGAGCAAAAACTCACGACGTGCGAGACTTCGGGCTCGTACTCGTCGAGCGGACCGACGCGCCACACAAAGTCGCCGTCGATCAGTGAGTTTTCGACGTCTGCCATTGCGCAATCGCCACACACGTATCCATCCATCGTCCACATGGCGTCGAGCGTGAACGAGTAGCTATCCGCGCTCGTTCGGATCAGTCGATTGCAGTGTCGGCACTCTGTCCACTCGTCCAACCATTCACACTCGACGTCGATCCGCTGCAGCGCTTCGGCCAAACGGCTCATTGTTCCGTCGACGAGCACTCGTCCGAACTGATCTGCTTCGGGGTGAGTCTCACCCTCGTCGAGGTAACGATGCTTGTCATTCCAGTTGCCCAGCACCCACACAGTTTCGGGTGAGCCATAAGACCTCGAGGCGTAGCCAACGCCAATATCGGTCACACGTTCGTAGTCGAGCGCATCGTCTCGCGGGGTTCCCAGCGCTGCAGAGATAAGTCGTCGAGCTGCGTCGTAGCGCTCGTTCGTGGTGAGTGTCATGTTGTTTCCTTCGTTCGGTGGTGGTGTTTGGTCTAGTCGGTTCGGTAAAGCGCTCGAGGTGAGTCGAGCGCCAAACCGACGCGACTAACTCTCGTCGGCCGCTTCGTCGTCTGCCTCGTCAAAGTTGTCGACGTCCGCCCGCAATGCCTCGACAAGCCTTTCGAGCAACACCGAAGCGAGACGGCGAGCAATGTTGTAAAGGCAGATAGCGGGAATGGTGAACTCGGGCCCCATGTCGCTTGTGCTGTCGTGCGAGACCTCGAGGAGACCGTCGGAGACAACCTCGTCCAGTTCCCGGTATGCGGCGAGGTCGACGAACTGTGTCCACAGTTCGTGTGTGTAGACGCTGGGAGCTGCGTCTGCAATGTTGTGCGCCGTGTCGTTCCAATCGACCTCGAGCAAGTCGCGGACGTCTCCCCCACGGTCCTCGAGCGGGAAAGCACCCTCCCAGGACTCGAGGACCATTGTGCGAACCCCGTTCAGCAGCACCGCGCCTGGACTGTCCTTCGAGTAGGGGTAGGCACACTCAGCATCGGCAGCGAGAGACGAGACTGTCGCTTGTTCGATGTCGGTATGTGCGTTGTAGTGATTGGGGGCAGTTACCTCGTTGCTGATGTCGAGCGTGCGTTCCGTCATGTCGTGTCCCTCGTTCGGTGGTGGTTTTCGTGGCGCTGGTTTGGCGCTGAGCACAAATGTAGACCTAGTGAGGGGGTTACGCAAGTTCACAGGTCAACCCTCGTTCCGACACAGCTCGAGGGTCGGTGTTGCGCTCAGTCACTACATGGTCTAGATTGATGGAACCACCGAAACACACGGTCTTTCACAACTGCAGAGCGGCACACGACGAACGAGTCAGAGAAGGGCAGTGCAAGGGGTCGCAAGTACTTCGGTACTTTGGCAGGCTAGGCACTCACCGGGACTCGACAGAATCGAAACTCAAGTACTAAGACAACCCCGAACGAGACGAGAGGATAGACGACATGACAGCATCGACGCAGTACTCAGGCATTACCGAAGTACCCGAAGTACCACGGCCGGCAGTACCACGGCCGGCGTTACCAGATAAACGCGCCGGCGTTGAAGAAGTACGCAGGTGGATCGACCAGTACGATCGCGCCGGCGTACCACCGGCAGAACGTACTCAGCCCGTACCAGCCCGTACTTCGGGTACTCGTACTAGCCCGTACCAGCCTGTACTCAGCTGATCCGTACCAGAACAAACCAGCCCGTACTACCAGTACCAGCAGGTACACCGAAAATAGGAGATGAAGTGCCAGTTCTACAGTTGACCGAAGACCAGCAGGATGCAGTCGAGTTGCTCAACGAGGATCTCGTTGCAGTTGCTCTTGGCAATGGCTGGGCAGAGGTCGGACCGTCCGGTTGCAATGACGACTACGCGTTCACCGTGCTGGAGCACGCCGGCCTGGATGGCAAGTTGCAACTGCTCGTCGCGGTGTTCGACTCCGAGGCCGACAGCAGCCCCGACAAGTTTGTGATCGGTAACAAGGTGATCAGTCAGTCCGAAATGCTGGCGCTGATCAACACCAACCACCGTGTGCCGCCCACTGATGCCGCCCATAGTGCCGCCCATACGGAGGAGACTGTGCCGCCCACTGCTGTGCCGCCCACCAGCACCGATGCAATGCCGCCCACTGTGCCTCCCACTGGGGAATCCGATGCCGCCCATAGCGAGGAGGTGCTCGATGCCGCCCACCAGCACAAGGAGAAGCTGGAAGAGTACGGGGAGATGCCGCCCACCAGCGAGGAAGCATTCTGGGTCGGCAAGACCAACCTGCTCGAAACTGATTACGATCCGGACACGGTCAGCCAGGAAACCATCGACGCTGGTGCCGCCCGTATCGCGGAGTCGATCGACGGAGCTCCCGAAGACCTGCCGTTGCCGACCAAGGTCACCTTCATGGACATCGGCTTCGATCTGTTGTGGAACAAGGACGAGAGTGCCGCCCACGCAACAGTGAGCAACCCGGATCGCCTGGGAGAGTCGCACGCCGCGCTGGCGATCAAACTCAAGCACACGCTCGAGGACGAACTGATGCTCGATCCGAGGGAGGGTGACCGCTGGATCGCGGAGTGTGACGCTGTGCTCAAGGCCAACGCTGACGTGAAGCAGGCCCAGAAGCATCCCACGCCGGACAAGAACCATCAGCCCGCGTACTCGGAGAACGAGACGCACGAGGCTGCCGCTGACCTGGCACAGGACGAGGATCGGTTGTGGTCGAACCTGGTCTCTCATCTGTCCGACGAGGAGATCATCAAGGCGGTGCTAGGCAAGACGGTCCACTGGCACAACAAGCACAGCCGACGAGACAACTCGGCCAAGGTGACCGCCAAGGCCACCAACCACCCGGCCCAGATCACCTCCAATCTGATCGACCAGGACGACTACCGCACCCTCTCGTTCCTGGAGGAAGGTGGCGGCTTCCGCTCGCTCGCGGTGTGCCGCATCACCAAGATCACCCGATAATGGAAGCGACGACCAAGGAGCAGCGAAGGATCTGCTGGCCAGATCCCGATGGGGTATGCCTGGAAGGCGGATGCGGCTACTGCAACTACGAGCGATTTAGGGACGTGAAGTCAATCCGTAAGCACGTGGACAAGCACCCGGAGTTGGAGAAGGCGTTCATCTACGGGATGCAACGAGGGTGGAACAACGCGATGTCCAGGGTTGTCACGTCCACAAGACAATAAATGTCCGAGCAGGGATGTACCCTGTTGATCTACCACCAAGGAGCCCCATGAAGAAGTTCATCGTCGACACCCAGCAGACGATCACCAACACGTACACCGTACTGGCCGAGTCGGCCGAGGACGCCGCGAGCAACTACGCGGATGGCAGCCTCGTTCACTCCGAGAACTCCGGCACGTTCATCGGGTCCGTCGAGGAGGATCTGACCTAGATGCCATCGCTAGTATTCGATGACCCTATCCAGCAGGCCGCGCACGCGTCGTGGTCTGCTGGGTTCGTCTTCGCAGACCTGACCCAAGATCCCAAAGACCCAGGCCAGATCTCTATCTGGCATCCCTGGACCCGCGAGCGTGGCAAGGCCTTCGACCAGAAGCTCTCCGCTCTCGGCGCCAAACTCGGAAGGCGAAAGAACGATGAGTGGCGTCTACCAGCTTCAACCACGAACCTTCGAGCCCTTGAGCACCTGGCCGGAGACCTATTCGATCCAACCGAACGGCTGGAAGACTGGTTCTTCGCAGAGGTGGAGCGACTCAACTCTCTCGACAATCTGGCTTCCTCATCCAGTGATGCCGTGCTTTCAGCCCACACGGTCGAGGAAGCACCAAAGATCGCCAGAATGGCTCACGCCTACCAGCGAGCTGGAATTGTATTTGGCGCTACTACCAGGCGTTTTGGTCTATTCGACCAGCCGGGGCTGGGGAAAACCCTGCAGTGTTTTGGAGCTGTGGTCGAAGCTGGCATCACCGGCGACATCCTTGTTCTGGCGCCAACTGCTGCTGTGGCGATCACTTGGCCCGATGAACTCGCAATGTGGCTACCCGAAGACGACGTTGTGGTTGTCAACGGAGATGGGAAGCGACGTAAGCAGATGCTCCACGCGGCCCTGGACGTGGAGCCTACAGCCAAGCGCCGCTGGTTCATCGTTAACTTGGAGATGGCGAGGTCGGAATGGGTCAAACCAGGCGTTGAGGTCCGCTACCCGAAGACTGGACCGAATAAGCGCAACGGCACCGACCCGCGGAAGCGCGAGTTCCCCGTACCCGGATGGTGGGACTACAAGTACCCGGAACTCTTCGGCTCGTTCACGATCGAGGAGGACGGGCAGGAGGTCATAGTCGAGTACGACTCGTGGGCCACCATCGTTGTCGACGAGAGCCACCGCGGTCTCATCACCAAGACCTCGATCCCGCAGGATCAGACTCTCATCCGGGCCGGCATGGGCAAGTTGCCGCTGGCGGAGGGCGGACTCAAGATCGCGATGTCCGGCACGCCGATGCGCGGCAAGGTCGAGAACCTCTGGGGGACGCTGAACTGGCTGTACCCCGAGTTGTACAGCTCGTACTGGGACTGGGTCGAACGATGGTTCACATTCGTGGAACTCGACGACGGCAAGTCCGTGATCGACACGCTCGACGAGAGCAAGTCAGGAGAGTTCTACCGTGACATCCAGCCGTACATCCTCCGACGAACCAAGAAGGAGGTCCGCGCGGAACTGCCGGACAAGCTGTACGCCGGAACCCCGCTGCCGGACGAGTTCGGACGTGTGGACGAGACTTCGCCGGTGGGCCACTGGCTGGAGATGCACCCGAAGCAGGCCAAGGCCTACGCGGAGATCGTGGCCGAAGCGGAGACCCGCCTCGAGTCGGGCATCCTGGCTGCCAATGGACGATTGGCCGAACTGGTACGAATGAAGCAGTTCGCCAGCTCGTACGGGGACATCGAGACGTACCTCGACTCGGAGGGTGACGAGGCGGTCCGGTTCAAGCCGCTGCTGCCGTCGAACAAGTTCGACTGGATCGTGGAGTTCCTCGAGAGCCTGGGGATCACCAAGAACCCGACGGTGGAGTACGACGAAGACGGCAACCCGGAGTACCGGAAGGTCGTCATCGCGTCCCAGTTCACCTCGCTGATCGACCTGTACGACCGCGAGTTGACCAAGAAGGGGATCAAGTGCCTGAAGATTACCGGCAAGGTAAATACGAAGACCCGCGTCGAAGCTGCCAAGACCTGGCAGAACGGCGAGGATGGCCCCCGTGTGTTCCTGCTGAACACGATGGCTGGTGGAGTCGCGCTGACGCTCGATAGCGCGGACGACCTGATCCTCGTCGACGAGACGTTCATTCCGGACGAGCAGGAGCAGGTGGAGGACCGTATCCACCGCGTCTCTCGGATGCACCAGGTGACGATCCACTACCTGCGCAGCCTCGGGACGGTCGAGGAGACCATCGCCATGACAACGTCGATCCGCGAGAAGATGACGAAGTTGCTGCTCGACGGCGAGCGAGGGGTGAAGTTCTTCAAGAAGTTGGTGACCCCGATCAAACGGAGTTGACGGAATGCTCTTACGTGCTACAGTAGGTCTACCACCGAATAGGAGAGAAACCATGAGCAATGCAATCGAAGTCGACATCATCTCGGAGGAGGGAAAGTTCCTCTCGATGTATGGCGTATCTGTGCCGGCCCTTCCGCGCAAGGGCGACACCATCGACGCGGTCGATCACCGCGGACTGTCGCGCGAGCACGAGGTTATTGGCGTCCACTTCTCGCGAGACCCCAAGGTCAGCGATGCCTACGAGGTTACGGTGGTGACCGAATGAGCGTGACTGCCGAGGTCGGCCAGCGCTACTGGCTGAACAAACTGAAGGTCGAGTGGGAGGTCGTCAGCATCACCGAGGACGGCACGCAGGTTCTTCTGGAGCAGAAGACCGGCGCCATCTTCGGCGGCGTCCGCGGGAGCGGCCCGATGCGGTACGGCACCAACTCTGTCCCGCGGGTTCGCCGCTGGGTCACCATCGACGAGCTACTACCGATCAAGGACAAGAAGTGAGCAGTGACCTGGTAAACGTCGGAGGGGGTGTGCTGGCGCCGTACACCGACCTGCCGATCTTCCGCACCTCCGAGCGGAAGGCCTTCAAGAACTGCCAGTGGCAGTGGTGGTACGTGTACGTCGAGGGCCTGCAGAAGAAGGGGGCACGCAAGGGAGCTCTCTGGTTCGGCCAGGGAATCCACCTCGCGCTCGAACGCTGGTACATCCCCGGCAAGGACCGCGGGGTCGATCCGATCGTCACCTGGCTGGAGTACTGCCTCGAGGCCTCGACCGACATCCGCGTCGAGGATGACGACGGAGAGTTCCTGACGTGGATGGATGCCAAGGATCTCGGCGTGGCCATGCTTACCCACATGCTGGAGACGTACGGCGACGACGACGAGTGGTACATCCTCTCGCCGGAGCAGACGGTCGAAGTGCTGATCCAACATCCGCAGCGGCCAGGAGAGATCCTGGTCCGCTACGTCGGCGTGTTCGACATCGTGGCCCGCAACCGCAAGACCGGACTGATCTGGCTGTGGGACCACAAGACCGCGCGACAGATCAAGGTCAGCCACCTGAAGATGGACGAGCAGGCCGGTTCGTACTGGACCATCGCGGAGCCCGCGCTCAAGGCCGACGGCGTCATCGGGGAGAACGAACACCTCCGCGGTATCCTGTACAACTTCATCACGAAGTCTCCGCCGGACGAGCGTCCTCGCAACGCAGACGGGCTGTACTGCAACAAGCCGGTCAAGAAGGACTACGTCGCCGCTCTTTTGGGGCTCTACGACGACGAGTTGGCCAGGCATGGCGACCCGATAGACCAATCGGACATCCCGGTCGAGTTGACCGAGAAGGGGCTGAACACCCTGAAACTCCCCGAGTTGATCAAGCTGGCCAAGAAGGAGGACCTCGAGGTCTTCGGTGCTCCGTCCAAGGTTCAGCCGGCCAAACGGTTCCACCGCGAGGAGGTGCAGCGATCCCCGAAGGCCCGCGAGCGACAGATCAAAAGGATCGGAGAGGACTACCTGCAACTGGCAGCCGTCCGCGACGGGCATTTTGCCAAGACCAAGAACCCTGGGGACCACTGCAACTGGTGCCCGATGAAGATGTTGTGCGAGATCGACGAGGAGGGTGGCGACACCGAAGAGATCATCGAGTTCGCATACGAGAAGTTCGACCCGTACGAGCAGTACACCACCGAAGGGAAATCATGAGACTGCTGGAAAATACCTACCAGGTTAGCTACCACCTGCCGAACATCTCACCGGTACTGGACTCCGAAACGAACGTGAACGCCTACCCGAAGCACATGCGGGTTCGAGCCGCTCATGCAGAGGAGGCGATCGCCCGAGTTCACGACTCCCTGGTGGAGACTCACAACCAGAACATGGAGAAGGCCTTCGGGCAGTCGGTGAATCCGATTCTGAGCCCGGACGCCGCGAAGTTCTTCGAGGGTCGTGACGGACTCATCTTCTACCGCTCCGACTTCCCGATCATGGAAGCGAAGGTCGTCGCATGAGCGATCGAGTAGAGATCGAAGTCGAGTACCGTGTCCGAGCCAAGATCGAGTTGCCCGAGGGCCAGGACTACGCGGACTTCATCGACTTCCCCGAGAACTGGGAAGACGCACTGGTCAACGACCTGATGCACTCCGGCGACACCGGGGAGTTCTCCCGGTACGTGAAGGCGATCCGCGTGGACACCTCCGACAGCACCGACGACCCCGATTGGATGGAACTCTGATATGCCTCCCGTGATCCTCAAGGCAGAGGACTACACCCCGTACATCTCCATGCTGCTGTACTCCGACCCCGGAGTCGGCAAGACGGTCTTCGCCACCAGCTCGGAGTCTCCGACGCTGGTCCTGGCCACCGAGGAGGGCACCCTCTCCGGTGTCCGGCAGGGAGCGCAGTTCGACATCATCGAATGCTTCGCCCCCGAAGGTGGCTGGGAGGCGTTCGAGGAGTCAATCGACTGGCTCTACGACGGCAACGCGGAGAAGTACAACTGGGTCGTCGTCGACACCGCGACCAGCCTACAGCGGCGGATCATGCAGCACCTTTCGATCACGCGGTCGAACGATCCCTCCGCGAAGAACCGGAACCCCGACAAGTACCAGTTGGACGAGTACGGGGAACAGCAGGTCAAGTTCCAGAAGGCCGTCGAGCGGCTCATCGCTCTGCCGGTCAACGTCCTGTTCACCGCTCATGCTCGGATGGCCGAAGACCAGGACGGCGAGTTGTACGTCAAGCCTGACATCCACGGCAAGGAAGCCAAGGCCGGCGAGTTGGCGGTCTGGTTGTCCGCGAACGTCATGGCCACCGGCTTCATGTCTCCGATCACCTACAAGAAGAAGGTCGACGGAGCAGAGAAAATCATCCAGGGCCGACAGATCCAATGGCGCGGGAACGAGAAGGTCCGCGCCAAGGACCGCTTCGACGTCCTCGGAGATCGCACGATCGACAAGTCGCTCAAGCACATCGAGGATCTCATCTTCGCCGACGACTGATCGTGTAGCCTTACATTTCCACCGCTCGTAGAAACACCCCATCATCACAATTCAGGAGTAACAGCAGATGCCCAAGATCAAGCTCGGTCTCAACGCGCAGGACAAAGCAGCCCTCGACAAGGCAGCAGAAGAGAACAGTTTCGCGCGGTACGACGGGGACATCCCGCCGAACGGCCTCTACAAGGCCGTCATCAAGGTGGTCAACTACATGATGAGCAAGGAGAAGGTCGTCAACGGCGAAACCGTCGAAGGCAAGCCCCAACTCCGCGCGGTCGTCGAGATCAAGGAGCCGAAGGGCTCCGAGAAGGCCGAGTACAACGGCTACGCTCTCTTTCACTACATCACACTCCCCGTCGACCCGTCGTACGAGTACTACGGCCTGCAGTCCGCTCAGACGAAAGAGTTTCTCTGTGCTCTCGCCGGCGGTGACGAGTCGGCCTGGAAGGGCTACAAGGACGACAACATGGTCGGTGACGAGTCCAAGGTCATGAAGGTGACCAAGTTCGGTACGTACAGCCACAACCACAAGGTCGGATCGCCGGTCAAGATCATGATCGAGCAGGACGGCGAGTACAAGGGACAGCCCAACATGCGGATCAAGCAGTTCGGCCTGATCAAGGGAGCCAGTAAGCCCGAGGTCGACGCCAGCGTCGAGGAGCCCGAGAGCATCCCTCTCGTCGAGGACGACGAGCCGCCGACCAAGCCCGAGCCGAAGGAAGAGCCCAAGCGTGAAGACGTGGAGCCTGCTGCTGTGGAAACGGAAGCACCTGTGGATACAGGTGACGACGCAACGGACGAGAGTCCTGCTGCAGGTGAACAGCGTGATGAAGCGGCCTCGGACGATAGTGGATCTTCGGATTCCGGGGATGCCGCGAGTGAAGCTGCTCCGCGCCGACGACGCCGACGCTTTGCTGACGCATAACAGCTAGACAGAACCACTCAGTTGGTCTAGAGTAAGGGGGTCGGACCGAGACGGTCCGGCCCTCTTTTGTGCAGTACCCAACCACCGAATTAAGGAACTACCTTGACGTATGACGTAATCGACCTGTTCGCTGGCCCCGGCGGATGGGATCAGGGTCTCGTTCAGACCGGCTCCCCGCTCAGTCTGCTTGGCATCGAGTACGAGAAGGATGCCTGCGCTACCGGCCAGGCCAACGGACACAAACGGCTCATGCAGGACAGCGCCAACCTCGAGCCGATGCATTATGGGTTCCGCGAGCACCTCCGGGGGCTGATCTGCAGCCCGCCGTGCCCCGGATTCTCGGCAGCAGGCAAGGGCCTCGGCCGCAAGGATCTGGAGTTGCTCATCGCGGAAGTCAGACAGATCCGCATGGGAGCCGATCCCGACAAAGCAATCGAAGACGTGGCCCGCTACGCGTTCGACGACCGATCGAAACTCACCCTCGAACCTCTCCGCTGGGCTCTCGCGCTCCGTCCCGAGTGGACAGTCTGGGAGCAGGTCCCCGCGGTGTTGCCGTTCTGGGAGGCCTGCGCCGAAGCCCTCCGCGGTGTCGGCTACAACGTGTGGGTCGGCAAGTTGAGCTCGGAGCAGTACGGCGTGGCCCAGACGCGGACCCGCGCGGTGCTGATCGCCTCTCGCATGAAGCCCGTCGCGCCGCCGAAGCCGTCGCACTCCAAGTTCTACTCGCGCGACCGCCAGCGGCTCGACTCCGGCGTCAAGAGGTGGATGTCGATGGCCGAAGCTCTGGACTGGGGAATGACCGATCGCCCTTACCCGACGATAACCGCTGGCACCTCCGGCGGGGGCCAAGATCCCGCGATGCTCGGAGGATCTGGAGCACGCGCGACCGTACAGGCCGAACATGACGAGGGCCGTTGGCAGTACGTCAACGGGAACCAGGCCAACTCGTGCCGACGAGAGATCAGCGAGCCCGCTCCGACGGTTCACTTCGGCGCCAGGTCGAACAAGGTGGAGTTCCAGTTCTGTGGCGCTGGCATCACCTCGGAGCAGACGGCAGGCCAGAAGCCTCGGAAGGTCGACGAACCGGCACACACCATCACCGGAAAGGGCACCGCGGCGTGGAAGGCTTGGCTGGCAGACCAGCCACAGACCCGACGAGTCACGGTCCAGGAGGCTGCGATCTTGCAGTCGTTCCCGGCCGACTACGTGTGGTGCGGATCGAAGACGAGTCAGTTCCAGCAGGTCGGTAACGCGATCCCGCCGCTGCTCGCGCAGAGGATTCTGGAGGTGGTGCTGTGAGCCCGCGACGGAAGCCCCGGTACGCAGTCGGGGACAAGGTCGAGTACAAGGGCTTCGTCTACCTGGTCAAGGAGGTTCTCTGGCGCAAGGCCAAGGACCGCCACCTATACCCGGCGTACCTGTTGGTGCGCCGCTACGGGACGACCAAGCGACACCAGACGTATGCCATGACCAGCGGACCGAACCTTCGAAAGGTGAAGTGAGTGGAGTTCGTTTCCCTTCACAATCACACGACGTTCTCGCTCGGAGACGGTTTCAAGCGGCCCCAGTTCCACGTAGAGCGTGCCGCCGAGCTCGGGATGACCGCGATGGGCGTCTCCGAGCACGGCGGGATCTCCTCTCACGCTCAGTTCGAAGTGTGGGGCGAGAAGCTCGGAGTCAAGATCATCTTCGGCTGCGAGTTCTACGTGACCGAGGGACCGAATCTATCGAAGTTCCACCAGACCGTTTTTGCCATGAACGAAGAGGGGTACCGGAACCTATGTCGACTCGTCACTCGCTCGTACAAGGAAGGGTTCTACAAGTATCCGACTGTCCACACGGAATGGCTGATGGACCCTGCGCAGACTGCTGGCTTGATAGTCCTGTCCGGCTGCGCGGACTCCTGGTTGAGTTGCTCGATTTTGGGTGGAAAGTCCTACGGGGATCGAAGGGAGGACTGGGAGCAGGAGGACGCACATCGGGGACGGCGGCTGGTCGAGAGATTCCAGTCCGTGTACGGGGACCGATTCTACCTCGAAACTCAGCGGTTCCCAGGGCTCGAGAGGTCGACGATCCTCAACCAGTGCTTCGCAGACATTTCCTCGATGACTGGTGCGAAGATGGCAGCGACCGCCGACGTGCATTATCCCCTCCCGGAGCAGAATGCGATGCAGCGAATCCTGCACGCGGGCTCCCGCTCGACGGGAACTGTCGCAGCTGCCGACGCCTCCTGGGAGTACGACATCCTGCTGACCTACCCCGAGAGTGACGAGCAGATCCGAGGCCAGTTCCTCGAGCAGGAGTTGACCACCACCGAAGCGGACTCGGCCATCGCCAGTACGCGCGAGATCGCAGACCGATGCAACGTCGTGTTGCCGAAGTCAACCCCCATCATCTACAAGCCGAGACCAGGAGACGAAGACCCATGGGTATGAGCCCGCTAGGTAAGCGCAGCGAAGGCGAGCGACGAACGAGTTGCGACAATTGCGGGAAGGCTATGTACCCGGACCGCCTGCACATCATCACCGAGAGAGCAACAACAGAGAAGCCGTACGGCGACTGCATCGTCACCGTTCACAACTGGGAGGAAGGCCGTGGCCGCGTTATCTTCCAGTGAGCTGCTGTGGAAGTGGGTCGACTACGGCATCGACTACCGCCTGGAGCGCTCTCCCCGCTTCCGGCGGAACTTCTACCCTCGTGAGGACGAGTACATCGAGCGGGCCAAGATGGAGGTCGGCGTCATCAACGGGAAGGACTTCCCGGACTACTTCCTGGTGACCTCCGACCTGATCCGCTGGGCGAAGGACCGGCCGGAGGGGAGCATCACGATCGGGCCCGGTCGTGGCTCTGCAGCGGGTTCGTTCGTCTGCTACGCGCTCCGGATCACCGAGATCGACCCGGTACCGAATCCGCTGATGCTATTCGAGCGGTTCATCGACCCCGGCCGACCGGACTACCCGGACATCGACATCGACGTGGCAGACCACAAGCGGCACCTGCTCGTCGAGAGGCTGGTGGACCTCTACGGTCGCGATTATGTCGCCAACATCGGAAACTACCTCCGCTACCGGGGCAAGACCGCGCTGGAGACGGTGGCCGGCGTCTACACGATCCCGTCGTACGAGATCGCAGACGTCAAGAAGTTGGTCGTCGACCGGCCCGACGGCGATGCCCGCGAGGAAAACAGTTTCGAGGACACCGTCGAGGCGTTCGCGGAGGCTCAGGCTCTCGTTCGCAAGCATCCCGAGCTCAAGTACGCGTACGAGTTGGAAGGTGACTACAAGAGCCTCGGCACACACGCCGCCGGCATCGTCATCTCCAACACCCCGATCGAGGACATCTGTGCCGTCTACCAGCGCACCAAGGCCGACGGCACGGAGATGTCGGTCATCTCGTACGACAAGCGGGACGCCGAGCGCCAGGGGGTCCTCAAGCTGGATCTGCTCGGCCTGGCCAACATGGGGATTGTCGACGACTGCATCTCGTGGGTTCCGGAGTTGACGCTCGAAGGAATGTACGAGTTGGAACTCGACGACGAGAAGACCCTCGAAGGATTCCGCAACGGGAACCTGGCCGGGATCTTCCAGTACTCGGGCCGAACGACCCGCGGGATCACGAAGCGGATCTACGAGCGCACGATCGGCATGGAGGCGGAGAACCCCATCTCCTTCGACACGCTGGCCGACATCAACGCGCTCTCGCGGCCCGGTTCGCTGATCTCGGGCATGACCGACAAGTACATCGCGGTCGAGAACGGGAAGGCTCAGCCGGAGAAGTTCCATCCGGTCGTCGACAACATCCTCGGCAGCTCGCACGGGTGTCTCGTCTACCAGGAGCAGGTAATGAAGATCGGCTCCGAGTTGGGCGGGTTCCCCGGCGACAAGGTGGGCGCGCTCCGCAAGATCATCGGCAAGAAGACGGCCGGCGGCGCGTTCGAGGCGTACTACGAGGAGTTTGCCAAGGGCGCGATGGAGTTGCACGGTATGCCCGAGAAGACCGCTCGGGTCATCTGGGATTACATGGCGGCATCCGCGTCGTACCTGTTCAACGTGGCGCACTCGGTGAGTTACGCGGTCATCGCCTACTGGATGATGTGGCTCAAGGTCCACTACCCGGCTGAGTTCTACGCGGCATCGCTCCGTCGGGCCAAGAAGACCAAGGACAAGGACCCCGCGCTCGAACTGATGCAGGCCGCGGTGCGGGACGGGATCAAGGTGCTCCCGCCGGACCTCCGCTTCAAACACCAGATCACCTGGACGCCAGATCACACCTACGGTCCGAAGTTCCAGAGGATTCCCGCTGTGCAGGCGGGGTTCACGCAGATTCCTGGAGTCGGGGAGAGCATGGCGCAGGCCATCATCGACTACCAGACCGGCGAGAATCGGAACGGGGAGTTCGCGATGAAGTGGAAGGAGTTGCAGTACACCCCGGCCAAGAAGAAGAGGCAGCGCTTCCCCTGCACACCGTACGAACACACCCTCCCCAGCGGCAAGGTGGTCACGCGAGACTGGGTGTCGGAGGATGTGATCGCGGAGGAGTCCAAGGGTGTCCCCGGACTCGGCAAGACCACCCTGGACAAGATCATCGCGTGGACCGAGAAGGACGATCCCTTCGACATCCACCTGGCCGAACGGTCGTGCGCGATGGTGTACACCGCCATCAACCGCGGCAAGATCCCGCTGGACCTGCCGACGGCCGACGGCACCTACGTGGCCAGCGCGCCGGACAAGGAGGTCGTCTTCATCGGGATCGTCAACGAGGTTCGGATCATCGACATCATCGAGTCCGAGAGGAAGAGGACCGGACTCACCGCGGAGGAGGTTAGGGCTACACTCACCAAGCACCCCGACAAGACCACCAAGGCCAAACTGATCACCACCGATCACACCGGCGTCGAGGTCCACATCAACATCGACCGAATCCGCTACCCACAGTTCGCGGAGGACATCGAGTCAATCACCCCCAGGGTTGACGTCGTTCACGTCCAGGGCAGGACCCGCGACGGCTACGGCGCCACCATCCAGGCCGACTACGTGTCGGTCATCGACCTATCAGGAGAATGATGAAGCTGTCCGAGATCACCCAGCCGACCCGCTGGCTCCCCAGCCGCGAGGCTGCGGCCAACTGGTGGAGACACAACCACGAAGAAATGCACCTCGCTCGGAACGGGTGCAGGGTCTTCGAGTTGGACAAGACGAACCCGAAGATCCGCGTGGTGGCCTTCGACCCAGGCGGAACCACCGGCTGGTCGGTCATGGAGACCACACTCGAAGCCCTGAACGACAACACCGTTCCGGTCCACGAGATCCTGACCGGATGGTGGCACGGCCAGATCGTCTGTAACGACGAGAAGATCGACAACTACGAGCAGGTGGCAATCGACGCGATGGCCGAGTTGATCACGGCTCAGGTTGTCGACGTGGACGACATCGCTATCGTCGTCGAGTCGTACCAGATTCGATCGAAACGGACCGACAAGGAGACGATCTCCCCGATCCGTTTCATCGCGGGCATCGAGCAGTATGTCTGGGATATGTACAGGTACATGGCTCAGCAGGGGCCGTCGGAGAAGACCGGAGTCACCGACGAGCGACTGGAGACGTGGGGCCTGTACCTCCGCGACGGACAGCAACACGCGCGGGACGCGGACCGGCACGCGCTCCTGTTCCTGAAGAAGCTGCGAGCGAAGAAGAGTTTGCAGCGAAAGCACTTCCCTCGGCTAGGATTGTGATACTGTAGGCCAAGTGAAGGACACCACCGAAAATGAACTCTGAGAAGCTATCCACCAAGCGCGCCGCCGAGCATCTCGGCATCGCCCAGACCACCCTGAAACGGATGGTCGCGGCAGGTCAGGTCCAGGTACACCGCAAGCCGAACAAGCACAAGTCGCGGCTGTACTTCGACAAGGCCCACCTCGACCGCCTCCTCCAGGCTGGACCCCCACAACTTCAGCGCGTACGGAACAACGAGAAGGTCGACCCGGAGACCTCGTACACGACCACTCAGGTCTGTCAGGTTCTCGGTATCGACCGGACCACCGTCCGCGACTGGGAGAAGAAAGGCCTGATCGTAGGCCTAAGGGCACACAACCGTGTGTACTACGACCGCACTACCATCGACACAATTCGAGAGGCAAGAAATTGAAAAAGATCGCAATCGCCGCTGTAGCCGCACTGTCCGTCGTCGGACTGGCCGCGTGTGGAGTCAACGACGCCGACGTCGTCAACGAGAACATCTCCAAGGCCGGCGACAACTTCGAGGTGAACCGACGCATCACGTTCATCAACAACCTCGACGGCAGCAAGCCGATCCAGATCGTCGAAGGCTGGTGCAACGTCGAGCTCAGCCCCGATCACATCACGGCGACGTGCAAGTCACAGGGCAAGTACTACCGCCACTACCAGGGGTTGAACGCCACCTCGACGTACTCGATCGAGCAACTGGACGGCTCCGACGTGAGCAAGGACCACTACCGCGTCTCGTACAAGCCTTCCGCGGTCATCCCGGACATCAACATCCGATGAGTGATTACGTCAAGGGTGCCCTGTCCATCCCGTCACTGATACTGATCGTCGGAGCGGTTGGCCTGATCGCCATCCTCTTCGTCTGTCTGATGACCCTATTCAACACGCCGACCTTCATCGGACCGGCCAAACTCTTCAGCAAGAAGGGTCTGATCGAAGACCGTCGTTACTCCAATCGAGTGTCGTCGGCCGTCAACATCCTCTGGGCCAACAGTTCGCGGAGAATCTTCTGGTTCGGCGGCTTCGGGCTCTATACCGTCCGAGTCCCCCGCGATGGGGCCTGGGCGCCAATCTCGAACGAGAAGCGTGAGTTGAACCGAGAGTTGGATCGAGAGGTAGGCGCGGCCTACGACAGGTACCTCGACAAGTGGAAGGAAGCGTCGACCGAATGAACCAGCCCAAGTACGGCCCGAAGAATCAACCCCTCGCGTCTCTGCGCAAGGTAGACCAGGAGACGTTCTCCGACCGCGTGAAGGAAACCCTGCTGGCGATCAACGCCGACGGAGTCAACGGGAAGCTGAAGTCGGCGCCGGTCACCCACGAGATATTCCGAGTTCGAGAGGGCTCGGAGGAGCGCCAGCCCGATCGAGACTACTGGACAGCGGGGCTCGACGACCTCTCATGTGGCTCGATCGCGGATCTCCTCGTCGCTCGGCTGAAGATGCAGGGGTACGTCCTGTACTTCGACGAGAAGGCTCTCCGAACAAACCTGAGCACGGCGAAGGCTAGACTCTCGGGGATACTTCCCCCAGAGTAAGGACCCCGCGTGACCGCTACTGACCAAGGACTCTGCTACACCGTTCACAAGCACCAGGCTCATCTCTGGGACGAGTCACTCGACAGTTCCGGGCCGACGGCCAAACGGGAGAGTCCGCAGATGAAGCGGTTCCGAAGATCAATGGCAAGGGGCATCTGTCAAAGGTGCCCCTTGTCCACCACCTGCGAATACAAGATCGAATAGGACATCCATGTCGTACGCGGACAACGCGCAGAAGTACATCGACGCTGGCTGGGACAGCCCGATGCCCCTCCCCAGAGGCCAGAAGTACCCGCCGCCAGAGAACTCCACCGGAAACCACCCCGACATCACCCTCCAGAAGATTGGTGAGTGGGTCGAAGAGTCGAGCCCCAACTCCAACATCGCGCTGCGTATGCCCCGCGGCAAGGACTGGGAGATCATCGGCATCGACATCGACCACCACGACACCAAACGCGGCAACGACACCATCCTCAAGGCCGAGTCCACTCACGGTAAACTCCCCGACTCGTTCTCCTGTAGCTCGCGTGGCAGCAAGAACCGCCACGGCATTCACTTCTACCGCGTTCCGCGGGGCATCAAGTGGGATGGACAGATCGGCCCGTCGGTCGAGGTCATCCAGCGCACCCACCGCTACGCCGTGGTCGCCCCGTCCGTCGTCGAGGGCCGCGAGTACACCTGGTACGACGCCGACGGCGACGAGTGGGACATGGGCATCCCGAAGGTGTCCACGCTCCCCGACCTGCCCCAATCCTGGATCGACGCGTTCTCCAAGGGCGCCGCCATCGACCGGAAGCCCATCGCGGAAGA